TTGAAGAACCTGTCCGCTTGTTCATTCCAAGTTTTGTCTTTCTTCTCGTGTGCCTGTTGTAGTTCATAGCACAAAGAAACTGTAAGAGAGTACATCGCTGATATCTCTTTTGTCTTAAGGTCTCGGACCTTGCCGCTCAATATATCAGATGGGTTAGGTAACTGACCGCTAATCTTACGATGATTCATAAACTTAACGGCCAGGCCTTCTCCTACGCAACCTGCTACGAGGTCAGTGAGCGTACTTTCTGGCAGGTCATCTGATAGAAGTTGGGATACGAAACTCCATGATCTAGGAGTTGCGAATGATCTAGAACTACCTCTAGGATCAAAATCGTATAAATCTTGTTTGGCGAATGTGCAGTAACCCACAACATCTGCGTGTACGTGTTGGTTGGTCGCCCATTCCATCCAGTCCTCGAAGTCCACTCTTAATTCTATGTGAACGAATCTGTTTGCCAATGGAGCCGGCATCCTGTAAGTGACACCTTTGTCCGAATCTCTGTTACCCGCCGCCACGATTGAAACGCCTTCTGGTAGGTGATACTGTCCTACTCTTCTGTTTAAAATCAATTGATACGCCGCCGCCTGTACAGCCGGTGCCGCCGAATTCAACTCGTCCAAGAACACTATCGCCTTACTCTTGGGGTCTGTTGGCAATTCTGCCGGACTCGCCCAGACCATGTTGTTCTCTTTTGAATTGTAATAAGGAATACCCTTGATGTCTGTTGGCTCCCATAGTGGAAGTCTGATGTCGATCACTTCTCTGCCCTCAGAGTCTGCGATCTGTTTAACGATGTCTGACTTACCAATACCTGGTGCACCCCACATCATTATGGGTCTCTGTAATTTGATACAATGTGTTAGTGCTGATTTCGCCTCGTTGGGTGAAACTGTTCTGTTCTGACTGCCTATTGCCGCCTCTTTGTTTTTGTTAGCTCTTGCCATTTTGTACACTCCTGTTTAAAATGTTTATAATACGATTATAGCAGGAATGTGTTAGGCGTCAACCTGGTAAATGTGGCTAAAAAGTCGCAGTTTTATTGATCTTTTTGTTCGTCCATCTTGCTCATCGCACGTGCGAGCCCGTATTTTGTGATATCTCCAGCGAAAAGCATCAGTTGTAGCGCCATTTTCTCCATGGTCACGATGATCTTCTTCTTGTCAACGTAGTATGGACAGTCAACGAATTCATCCAACCAGAGATAGGTCTGTGGAGTGAATATGACTTTCGCAGGGAATTTGATGTCATAGGTTTTGAGGTCCAACTTTTCAATCATTTCAAGTCCGGGTTTGGTCAATCTCAACGATCGTGCTTGATAACTTTCCCTCACGTTCTGCCACCAAGTGTAGTAGTTGGTTTTTATGCTCTCGTCGTGAGTGGGTTGTTCCAAGAGTTCGAGGAAGGTCCGGGTGTAGGCTGTCTTGCGATCCATTGTGTAGTTAATTATCTAGTGAATTTGTCGCCGGATTTTAAAAGGTAAACACCAAACTTGTCTGTGTTGTGCTGTGCGTTCAACTTCATGGCCAGGTTCTCTGCGTGTCCTGGGTTTGAGAATGAAACTTTCTTGTACTTTGGTCCCGGGTAGTTGGCGACCAAACTTGAACTTTTCAAGTTGATGGGTTTGCCATCGTAGAACACCGCCCAGATTCCCTCGGCCGCCAGGACCTCGTCCATTTTGAATGTGGCTTTATTGCTGTGTTGTAACAACACTGTGGGTTTTGGTCTACTCATAGAATCACTCTTTACTATGTATATTTACCAAAAATCTGATCGTGCGTGAGTATTGGACGGGCGTGGATGTCATCGTTGCAACCTATTGATATGGTTATTTGTTAATGATTATTTTTTTAAATTTTAAACCCTCAAGATTGCCTTTGTAATCAGTAATGGCCAACAACGGGGCGGAATCCTCGTGTATGTTTTCCCACCCATCTATTTTATTATGCTCGAGCCATCCCTGCTTGTATCTATCAAACCAGGTTACAAAGTCTGAATTAAACGGTCTAGGGGCGATATCTTTGGTTGCTATGAAGAATTTAGCCCTGAACGTTGTGTGCGGTTTTGCTAGGGCATTGAATCTATACTGATCATTGGGTTCCTTGTCCTTCCAGTATGCTAGTGGTCTTTTGCCAAGCTCGGACCATGGCAGGTAAATGTGATTTTTTATGATGCTGTCTTCGTAGAGGCTGTGGCATTTGTATTCATGTGTCAGCGGTCCTTCATATTTGCCCCATCCTATGAAAATGCCTTGATCGTCTGTGGTATGTCCTTCATGGAAATGTATAGAATGATGTAGTTTGTAGAGTATTGAGTTGTCTTTTAGGCGAGATAATCTCTCGTGTTGTTCTTCATATACTCTGTGCAGTTGATTTAACTTGTTCTGATCGAGATTATCGATATCTATTGGTTCAATATTTGCAAATTCACAGAATTCCTGGTATATTCTTTTGAAGTCTGATACGTCTTCGAGGTATGATTCAACCGGATCGATAGGTATATTCTGTAGGTGTTTGATCTTTCTTGCCCATAATCTTGACAATTCAGTATCATTCAGATGATAATCGATATCAATATCGTTATCAAAAATTACTTTGATTGTATTATTTTTCATCCCCAAAACCACCGCCATCCATCTCTATGTCAATGGTCTGTGCTTCCTTGGCTGTTTTAAGTGCTTCGATGATCTCTTCCTGTATTGTGACCATACGTGTCATTACCTGTGTGAGGCTGTCCGCCAGTTGACCTGCTTCTTTGGCCGGGATCACGATCTGTCTTTCGCCCTTTTGACGTAGGGTCCTGATCCTGCCTATGAGATCTTCTATGGGTCTAGTTTGAATCTTGGAATTGTTTGACTGCGTCATTTAGTATCTGTTGCATTTCTAGTTTGGTCGTCATCGGACCCTTGTATTCGTACCTTGAAAGTGTTATCATTTTTGGACAGTATGCCTTCCTCCATCCCTTTTCAAAACAGATTATGTAGTAACCTGCACAGAATTGGCTTTTTGATTTTGGTGTCTTTGTGTAAACGGGTAATTGTTTCTGAACATCGAACATTGGATTGTAAGGATGTTGGCTACAAGGGTAACCGTGAACATCAAAGTTGTCCATTTGCACCTCTTCTTCTGGTTTTTTATTATTTGATTCATCAAACATTCCAAATCCAAACTTTGTGAACAGGCTCTCCTGCGTGTGGAACACTTCCTTATCCTTCTGTTTGCTGAGGAATATCCAACCGTTGTCTTCTTGTTTCTGAAGGGTACCTAACTTTTGGCCGTTTTGCTCGACAATCCAAAATTTGTCCTTGACTAGGGTCTTTGCTCTCACTGTCATGATACTAACCTCGCATTAAAAGGCTCAACATACAGTTGTGCCTGCTCACTAATCCTATTTAAATCGTACTTGCCACAGAACCTCATGAATCTGATTCCAACTTGGTCTACGCTCTTGTTCTCTGCCTTGGCCTGTGCAATGGTTTGATCAAGTTCTTCCACGATGGCCTCTGGCTGTGCGTGTAGATCCACTAGTGCCCTGTTCCTTTCGTAGTCTTCTAGTACCCTGTGTTCGTTGCCGTCATGGTCTATCCACTTGCTTAACATGAGATTGTTCCATGTGTAGCCTTTCTCGTTACGGTCTGCGTATGCTTCTTGCAGGCCAATCTTGTTCTTGGTGCCTTTTGTACGCACACCCGGGTATGCACTGAATATGTTGTCACTGGGATCACCCCTCATGGCCTTCTCGAACACTATCCACTCCGTGTCTGGTGCAGGTTTGGGTGCTTTCAATTTCTTGTCTATCACAGGCTTGCCCGTCTTTGCGTCAAACCAACCTTCGTGTGTGAGTGTGGTCTCGTTTACACCATTGTACTGCTTCACACGTGGTGTGATCAACTGATTCAAATCCTTGTCTGTGCTTATGATAACATGTTGCTGGTCAGGATGTTTGTCTATCCATCTTGCTATGAGATCATCTGCTTCTGTTCTGCCGTTCCTTAGAACTGTGGCATTTGTTTTCGTTTTAACGAAGTCAACGAAGTCATCGTACACTTCCCAGAACACTACATTCTCTTCTTTCTCTTTCTCGGTCATGGCATCTGCCATTTCCTTGCGATTCCTTTTGTAGGGTGCGTATATGTCTTTACGGAACGATCTGCCTTCTAGACAGAATACAACATGTGTACCCCCGAAGTCCTGCCATGCTTTCTTAATGGAGTTCATCATGATGTGGATAGCCATGCCCACTTTTTCGCTAGTGTCACCTCTGATTACGTGTCTAGCACGGAAAAACGTATTTGCTGTGTCTACAAGTATGTGTGTCATTGTTATATTATAGCACTACTTCTTTTGTGCGTCAACATATGCTTGTTGTAATATGTCTAATTTTAGGTATTCTTGTTCTGTACATCCGTACACGTTTTTTTGGGATTGTAAAATAGTATTTTTGTTGTGCCAGATCTGATAATTTTTTTCAAACGAATCCAAATTAATATTAAACTGAAAATGATTGCTTATGTCAATCAAAGCACTCCGTAATA